GTTTTCCGCTCAGAGAAACCTTGAATCGATGCCTGAGCATAATCAAAGCCGTCAAGGCCGGGCCCCGGAGGGGCATCACAATATAGAATTCACAACCATGGCCACAACAATAGATGATCTCGATTTTTTGTTGCCTGTGTTATTGCTATGGCTAATTCTGTTATGTGTCAGGGTGGGACTTTGGTTGGGCCCCATCCTGGTTAGGTTGGTGTTGGGTCTCGTTGGGACCTTACACCTGCCTTGGCAACAACCCCCTCGAGCGGATCTCCTCGCCGAGTGGGTGCACTCTGTTCCTGCTTTGGAACCTGGTGCTCAGGAGGTAGGGGTTTGCACCCCCCTGCCTCAGGGAGATGAGGCATTCTTGAGTGTCTCGGCTGCTGCGGCGGCCAGGCTTCGTCCCCGGGCCCGTTGGGTCCGGGTTCTGGATGGTTTGTTGGGTGGGCGTGTGGGCCTAGTTGGCCGGTTGATTCGCGGGCGGTGGGTGCCAGACCTCCCCGCGGGTGATCGGTCCTCTGTGGCCAATGCTCTCCTCGCAAATCTGAAGGGCGGAGCAAGACTCCTTGGTGGGGGAGTCGTGCAAAGGAAACCTGGGGAGGACGGCGCTGGGCACATGTACTTTGTGCTTGAGCTGCCTTCGGGGGAGACTGTGACGGTCTTTCCTGAGCTTCTCTCCCGGCTTCAGGCATACTCCTGTTTCCGGAGGCGGGAGTTGGCCCTAGTCCCTGCGTTGCGAGCGCGGGGCGTGGACTGGTGCAGGTCTTCGGGCCTGCCGGTTTGGGCATGGCCTTTGGCCGTGCCCTCATCGGTTGCACTGTCCATGCAGATCTCCCATGAGGAGGAGGTTTGCTGGGGGCTTATGCCAACCACACTTCTGTCGGAGCAGTTAGGCTTTTAGGCCAGCCGCGTCGATGTGGGGGGTCTTTGCTGCGACCGTAGTTTCGCAGTGGGGACCGGGTCCCTGGACCTATCCCGCGTAGATGAGGGCTCCTGCTCAGATAGTCGACGGAGACTCCGAGTCGCATGGCGATCGGGCTTGCCTGGCACGTGGCTGCCCGTGGTACACTCTACGTGCCCTCACAACGAACTCGCGGCGTTAACGCTTCGTGTTCTGGCTCCTCTACCGGGGCCCGCTGACGCGCCTCTGGGCGAGTTACCTTCTAGGACTTTCCGACGTCTTAGGTCTCTCGCGGCGCGTTATGGGGGCCATAAGTGGAGCCACCTGGAAACTGCACAGACTTATAGCGGTGCTATGTGCAGGAAATACCTGTTGGCGGCTGAGTCGTTAAGGTGCTGGCCTGTGGAAAAGGCTGACGCTAGGCTCGACTGCTTTCTGAAAGCCGAAAAGGTTTCGCCTCTGGCCAAGTTCCAGAAGCCTCGGATGATCTTCCCAAGGTCACCTAGGTATAACTTGGAGGTGGCGTCCCGGCTGAAACCCTTCGAACATTGGCTGTGGGGACGACTCACAGGCTCGGTTCTTTGGGGAGGGACAAAAACCAGGGTTGTGGCGAAGGGGCTGTCGCCCCAAAGACGCGCCAATCTCATACTCCGCAAGTTCAACTCCTTTGAGGATTGCGTGTGCTTTGAGGTTGACGGAAAGGCGTTCGAGGCTCATGTGTCTAGTGGGCAGCTTGAACGAGAGCACGAGGTATATAGGTCGGCTTTCCCCGGGGACAAGGGGCTGGCCCGCCTGCTTCGTGAGCAGCTTTCCATGGGGGGAAGGCTGCCTTGTGGGGCGAGGTTCTCGCGCAAAGGCGGAAGGGCCAGCGGAGATTTCAACACGGGCATGGGCAATACCATGATCATGCTCGCCATCGTCGTCGGGTGTTTGGGTACCTTCGGGTGCCCGTTTGACACCCTGGTTGACGGGGATAATGCGTTGATCTTTCTGCGTGGCTCGGATGCCGGAGCGGTGTTGGCGGACTTCGCTGCACTCGTACTCGAACAATCTGGTCACGAGTTCACCCTCGAACGCCCGGTACGTATCGTCGAGGAAATCCGGTTTGGTCGTTCTGCTCCTGTTTTCCTTGGTCCTGCTCTTGGATGGACCATGGTTAGGGATTGGCGTTCTGTTT